AAATCTTGTACAAGCAGGGTAAGCCATATAAAGTTCTCTTCACCATACAAATCTTTGAATTCTGCCGCTTTAGGCGCTATATTTACACAATAACTGCACCACATTGCAGAAAGATCAATCACAATGACTTTACCATAATAATCATATAGATTAACCATTTCGCCATTTTGATCCATAAGTTCGAAATTACAAGGATGACTGTCAACCCATTGGTTGCATTCCTCCCAAGTTACAAAATCCCAACTTTTCTCTTCAACTTCAACTACAGTTGTATCTGCGACACTAGAATCTTCTTTGACTGTCTTTTGGCAGCCGGCACAAGCCATTAAAAATGGTAATATAAATTTAATCATTATTTTCTCCTTACTGTATTCCTCTCTATTTGATATCCAAACTGTTTTAAATATTTCTTATAATCACTCAAGTCCACCCCAAGCATCCTAGATGCCTCTGATTTACTTGAAGCTATTTTAAAACTAACTTTCAACAAAGCATCTCTGACCATATCAGGTACTGATTTCCATAAAGGAAACCCAAACAATTTATAATTAATGTGTCTGGAAAATAATTCTACTTTAATTCCAATTATATCTTCCAGTGTAAGTGCATCACACATCATAACAAACTGATCATCAATTGAATTATTTTTCTTTAATTCTTTAATTATTGAATAATTTCTATACTTTAAACGTTTCATAATTAATTAAATTCCAATTATAAATTAAATTTCAAATTCTTCTTCTGGAGTCTCTGTATCTTCACCACCACCTTCTGCATCTAGCGCTTCTTCTCCCCTAGCTACAGCATCTTCAACTTCTGGACTAGTGGGTTTTTCAAGATTATCTTTATCTTCGTCTTCCCATGATTTAAAATAAAGCTCAAGGTTTGCTATGCTATAGATTTTAAAATCTTTTCTATCTTCTGGATTACCCAGACCAATATAATAATCAGTTATACTCTTTTTTATTTTATCAAAAGCTATTTTTGCTCTATTAATCCCAGTGTCATCACTAGGTTCGCCTTTAGGTTCTTCAGTAGGTTCATCTTCTTCTTCTTTTTCTTCTCTAGCTTTTGGACCTACAACAGGTACATTTTCATCAGAAACTGTAATCGAGATATCTTCTTCTTCGTTTAAAATTCTCTGTAATGATTCAGCTAAAGTTTCTTCTTTTTCTGGTCCTTTTCTTGTTCCTGTAGCGTCTTCTATTTTGTACAAATTGACAATACTATTAATAATATGATTTTTAAAGTCAGTTCTTTGTTTTTCAGACGTTGTTAGACTATTATATTCAGTCTCTAGCGTTTTTAAAACATTTGAGTTCATAAACAAATCATCTAGTACATTTAAACCAGTGCTGTCATATCTAACCTGTTGTTTAGCTTCGATAATTCTTTGAATCTTCTTCCGAATTATTTTTTCAGCTAAATATTGCTCTTTTTTTGAATTGAAAAAATTAGCAAATCTTTTTCGAACTTTATGTCTATAAAGTTTTTCGTATAATGCTTGTTTATCAATATCTTCATATAATTGTTCTCTTTTCATGAATAAAAACTCCAGTTATTTCGTCATAGTATTAAGTATCTCTTGAACTAAATGTTCAACTTCATCCCCGGGCTTATAGTAAGGCTCTCTATCTGTTATGGGGTCATCTAAATTTAGCATACCGGAATATTTAACAGCTTTTTTTGCCCAAGCGTCATCTGTATTCCCATATGTTATGTTGCTAGTCTGAGTAGCAGGTAATGTTGTTCTTCTACGCAATTTGCCGGGCGGCAATTGACTTTTCATTGTTACTGCAATGTGTTCCTCAAGATCTTCTTCTATTTCTTGCTTTTTCAACCATTCACTTTCTTCGTGTGGGATAGGTTCATTTTTTTTTAATTTTGATTTGCGAGGTTTTGGACGAGCAGCAGCTACAGTAACATTACCATATGCCATTCCAGAGCTTTCATCCAAAATTACTTTTTCTACAAAATTATAAATTATTTCTCTTATCTTTTCTTCTTCAGATGAGTGACCAACAGCGCCAATATAACTTTCAACATCTGCATTACCAATAAAATCTTTAATCATATCCAAGACAGTGCCGGTTTTATTTTTTCCAGATAAGTAAAGACCTATAAGATACCGCAAATCTGAGGCGTGAAAATCTTTAGGATCTTTTTCTGGCTTTACCACGCCCGGCAATTTACGATAATCTTCTGGTGAATTATTAGCCAATATAGCTAGCAACTCTTCATAATGACCTGAGTGTTCAGAAGCTGGGAATTGTAATATCTCAGCGTCAATGCCATTTTCTTTAGCTTTTTGAATTGCACCTTTATATCTGGATGTACTATCTTTTTCAGATAAAACCAAGAATACTTTATCATACTTTCTTAAATCTAAATTAAGTTCAGTTGTTAAAACACTGTCTCCCATTAACATTTCATAAACAACTGATACAGGAGAAGGTAACCTATTTTCCATCATTGGTATTTTAATTTTTGTATCTTTGTCTAATGCTTTCCATAAGTTAACTGCATCTTCATAAGATATAAGTTTATTAATAAAATTAATTGGCCTTTGTGTTTTTGGTGATTGAGGATCAGAAACAATAACATAAACTTCATCCGACTTAGATAAAGCTTGTAAGGCTAATTTATAATGCCCAATGTGTGGGGGCTTGAACGATCCGGGTAAAAAAGCAATAGATTTAAATGTTTTATCTACATTTTCCACCGTATTGTCTCTGTTAAATATTAAACCCATTAACATTCCCATATCTTCAGATAACCTTGATTCACTTACAGTTCCGACAGAAAAACCACCAGCAGTTCCAGAAAATATAAAATCTCCGGTGATTTTTATATTCTTATGTGTCTTAAAAATATCTGGATCGTTCATGACAATGCCTTCGTGACTATTCAGATCAGCCGCGCCAACTTCATTTGCATTTATATATCCTTTGAGAACTTCTCTACCCAAGATCCTAGTTGCATGATAAAATAAAGCAGAGCTAACAAATTTCATATAATGTTCTGTATATTGCCTTTCTTCATCTGCTATAATTTCTTGTACGGAAATTGCATCACCTTTATTAGGTATTAAATATTGATACACTTGCTTGCTAAAAACTGACATTTTTTTACCATTTGCAAAAACCATCCGATCAGTGTAACTTGGCAAAATCATTTCGGGGTCATTAAGCCATTGCTCTAGTGTTTTTACTACAGGTTTCTCATCTTTAAAAAATTTAATTGATATATTTTCAGATAATGGCTTTTCAAAGCTAATTTTTATTTCAGAATTTACTTTTGCAAACACATCGCGAGGGGTAAAAAATACTTTAGTATTTTGATGTGGATTATTTTTTTTCATGAGATCAACAATTTTGGCAACCATTGTATAATAAGGAGATCCCTTTACAAGTGGAATTAGGTCTGACTTTCTGGCTCCTCTTTTAGATTTTGGATCAACATATATTTCTCTCAACCCATGAATCGCAACAACATCTCCCTCACCATATTCAATAGCATTAACAGCGGCGCCATCAGTTGAACCTTCCATAATCATTTCACATGAAAAAACTATTTGAGAATTTTCATGCCGAAGTAAATCTTCAGATAATCTTTGTATGCTTTCAACTATTCCTTCTGTGTTTGCTTTTAAAGCAGAATTAAATATTTCCAAAAGGATTGTATTAGAAAAAACCATACCATGAGGGATGACCTCTTTTATTCTCACTTTAACTGTTTTCTTTTTATGAGTTATATCAACAATTCTACCCTCTTCTATATCGGCCGGAACAAGCCCAAATTTAAGCATTTTCTCTGCATTAGAGGATATCTCTGCTCCTGTCTCTAAAACCTGCAAAATGACCTTTTTTGGGAATCTCTGTTCCAAATTATCAATGGTTACACCATTGACATCTAGATCTGACGCAGAACCCCTATCAATTGCAAAACCATAATCATTATTATCATTACGAATTAATTTAACAGTAGCATTTGACCCGTCAAGTTTTATATCAGGGTTTTGGTTGGTCTGAACATAAGCCATAACTCTTTTTTGAAAAAAGTCTAGCAAATGTTTACCAGTAGTTACATCTGGTAGATCAAAAGGGTGCCACATATGTCCACCACCTGCTCCTTCTGTTAAAAATTTACTCATTAGCTGCTTTGTTCTCCTCTAAAATAGTTACTTGCTCTTCAAGAGTGTGTATTCTAGTGTGCATTCGGCGCACTTGTCTTCGAATTTCATTTAAATTATTCTGTGCTGCCTTCAGTCGACGACGACCAGAAACAGTTTTAGGGTTCATCCCACGAAGATTCTCTTGTAATGATTGTAGATATACATCGATATCAGGCATTTCTCCCTCATTTAAGAGAAAGATCCTAGTCATTTTGTCATAATCCATTACTTTCTCCTTTTGCGAACAGTAACTCTTCTTTTATTCGTTTTATTGAAATTAAAAGATTCCAGCATCAATCTCACTTTATTTCTAAATATTCGGTCTTTTTTGGATTCTTTTAAATCTTTAGGAATTTTTCCATCATTATCCATTATTGCCTTTTCAACTTTTTCTTGTGAAAGTTTAGAATCTGGATTATCTTCGAGCCACTTCACAGCCATGGCCGCTAGTGTTGAATCGTTTGCTTCATTAACTTTTTTCTTTTTGGCTTGTTTGCTCATAGATTTTTCAATTGCTTTTGCACGTTTTTCCTCATATCCGGACAATTTATTATCATCATTTAAATCAGCCTTTTCTTTATCTTTAACTTCAGAATCATCTTCCTTATCTTTGCTGGCATCTTTAACTGGAGGGTGCTTGCTTTTATTTGCTTCTCCGCCATGTTCATTTAAAGTAAAGGCTTCCAATACAAGAAGTTTAGAAATTGGAACATTTCTCTTGATACTTCCATCTTTGAATCTGATATCGTACTTTGTAACTTGTTGTTTTTTACTGTCCCAATTATGGTCTACGGTATAAGCTTCTTGCCCTTCGTAAACAACATGATGCGCACAATAATGATTTGGAGCAAAAATTCTATCTTGATCCTCTTCGAGATTATACTCTTTTTCACTTTTAATTCCAAACCGCTCCATGAGAAGTCGATTTAGCTCGTTATTTTTCCACTTATGAATGTCCATTGTTTTATTTCTCCTTAATATTTGTTGTTGTTTATAAATAGATTCTAATACGGCATTTTTATATCCGTCTTCCCAATCTCGGAAACACATATTTCCCATCTCGTATGCCTGACGTTCCATTCCTCGTAGTTTATCATTGGATTGGGCATATCCCTCTCCAACTTCACCAATATCCTCAAATTTGCCATCCTCGTTCTGTTTATGATGTATTAGTTCGTGAGCTATAGATCTCAATATATCTTTAGGGTGTCTTTTGGTCACAAATACAGTAATAGTTGAATCACTAGGGTTGTAATAGGCAGTTTTACCTAACATCTTCTCTGCGTTTTTTGAGTCGTCTTGATATGTTATAGCAGAAGGAGGTTTATTAAATCCTACTTTTTTTTGCATATATCCCATCAAATTCTTAGCCAAAGGATTTAAATCTGTTACGTCCATATCTGATTTGTTGTGAAATTTACAAGACATTATATTTCTCTAAAATAATATCGAGATGCTTTAAGAATTTAGCTTCATTTATTTTGATTTTTTTGTCTTTTACATGTTTATTTAGAAATTTATAAATTAATCCTCGAACTTTCTCTATTTGCCGATCTTCTAGACCTAGAGCCTTGAGTCTTTTATTCGCGATTGCTTGAACTCCAATAGAGCCGGCCTCACCCGGTACCCTGTCTTGCATTTGACCTTCAAAGTCTGTTCTGTCTCTCATATTATAGAAATTTGCAATTCCTTTCATATCTTGTGAGACTATTCTAGCCCATGTTTTGTCAAAAATCTCAGGTTTTTGCGTCATAGCTTTTAATTTAGGGATCAATACGTCAAGCGCTGCTTTATTTATAGACTTCTTCTTTTTTTGATCCAAATTTATTAGTGCATCAAGTAAATTTTGTTTTTTGTTCTTAAAAGCTTTTGAAACATTTGGATCTTTAGATGCCCATTTATTCCACAACAAAGTCGACCACACTCCAAGATCTTTATTTCTGAAATCTGATTGGTATGTTGCTTTTCCAAGTTCTTCTAAGGCTCCTCCATTTTGATCAGGGATGGTTTTCATATCCGGACTCGACGCTTCATCACTCTTATCGTCTTTTTCTTTTGTATCTTCGTTTTTCTCTGGAATTCCGGTAATTTCTATACCGTCTTCTTGTAGGGTAGGTTGCATTATTCTCATGAATTCATCGATAATTGCATCTTCACCACCATATTTTTTGCCATCGGTACCTAGGTCGTCCATTTGGTCGATCATATATGCTTTTACTTTTTCGTAATCATATTTTTCAAGCAACAACCAAGACGTATCACCACGAATAAAAGCTTCTGCAACTAATTTAACTTCGTCAGCCTCATCTTGAACATAGGTTGCAAGGGCCATTATCAATGTATCAGCAAATTCTTCTTCAGACCAATCTGGTTTAGATTTCATGAATGCTGCATTTAATTTCTTTTCATAATCTGCGATTTTGTACTCTTTAGCCTCTTCTTGTTCTTCAGCGCCTTCTTCTGTGTCTTTTTCTTCATCTTCTCCACCTTCTTCTCCACCAGAATCATCAATAATTTTCTCTAGTTCTTGTGGTTCTAGTTTTTCATCTTGATCACCTTTGGCAGCTTCTATTTTTTGTTGTACTTCCTCTCTCTCTTCTTGTCCAAGTTTATAAACCTTATACGCGGTTTGTTTAAGAGTTTCTAATTCTTCTTTATCTTCTGGGTCAAGTTTTTTAAATTGCTTTTTATTAAAGATGTTCTTAATCGCTTTCTCTGCTTGTCTGGGTGTCATAGTTTTTCCAGCAAGCGAAGGATCAATTATTTGGTGTAAATCATCTAAAAACTTTTCATAATTGTTTTTATTTTTAACTTCTTGAGATTTACCTTCAAATATAAAGTCTTTAAGTCCGTCCTTTAAGAACTCAAGTAGACTGTTTTTTCTTCTTGTTATTTCAGAATTTGGCGAAATAAACAATTTATATGTGTGCCTGTTAATTGCTTCTTGTAAAGCATCAGCAGGCTTTAACTTATCTGCCGGCTTCAAAGGTTCAGCTTGCTTGATTTCTCCTTTCTCCTTTTTACCTTTGTTTGGATCAGAAGTTTGCACTGTTTTAAGATTATTAGCCTTAAGGTGTTTAGATAAGTCTTTTAAAATAGCTTTTATAACTTGCTCAATTTTACCAGTATCCACTTTTTCTATTTGCTTATTTTGTTTCATCTGTTGCATCGTTGCGAACAATTCTTTTCTTAAAATATTAGCTAGAGATTTTCCACCCATACCTTTTCCTACTTTGAAAAGTGGTATACCAAATTGCTCTTTTTCGCCTTCCTCTGGGGGTTCTGATTTTGGATCATTAGGGTCTGTTCCTTTTTCTTTTTCTTCTGCATCAGGAGTGCCATCGCCATCGCTATCAGGTCCACCTTTATTGTCATCATCAACAATATCTTTTGCCTTTTCGGCAGTCTTTTTAACTTTATCGCCAATTGGAACCTTTTGTTGTAACGCTTGCGCAATTAAAAGGTCTAAGATCTTTAGCATTATATCATCTTGTCGGTTAACCGGGGCATTCTGGGCTTGATTAAACCCTCTGTTTACAGCTTTGGCAAAATTTGCTGGCATTTTAAACATTTCATCGTAAGTTGTCTTAAGGGATCCCCATATGCTCTTAATTGTACCAAACAAGCTTTTGGCATTTGGGTTTTCGACATTAGGAGTGCCAATTTTTTCTGGTCCATCGGGTTCACCTTGTGAATTAGGGCCTTGATCGGGTCCTCCCTCAGTTGGGGCAGCACCAGCACCAGCAGGATCAAGCTTTCCATCATCTGGAGCTAATATTTCCAATTCCTGCTTCTTCATATCACCAGTCGCATCGTCTATAAAGAATTTTATTGGCTTTAGGTTATTTTTAGAGCGAATATTATTCAATTTGTTAGAAAGTTCTTGAGCTTCTGCTTCAAGTTTTCTAGCTTCTTGTTTCATTTTAGCTAATTCTATTTCTCTGTCTGATCCTTGTTCAACGCCTTTTTCTGCCATTTGCTTGTCAGCTTGTACAAGCCCTGCATAATCTTTTCTCATTCTGGCAGCCTTTTGAAGAAGTTGTTTAACTTGAGCCTCAATGGCGGCCGCTTCTTTTTGGTCATCTGGCTTTAACTTGGCTTTAATTCCAGCAAAAGCTCCTTTAAACCAATCACCTAAACCTTCATTTAACAGTATATTAGGAGTTGCAATAGCTTCATGTAAAAAATAGTCATAATTTTCGACTACCATTTGATATTCCCTTTTGGAATGCTTATGTTTTACCTCATTTAGAATTAATTTGCGCAAAAGTTCTTGATTAAAAATTCTTTTTTGCGACTCTGACAACATTTTTGTATTCATTCTTTTAAAACCTCATAAATTATAACTTAACTATACTAAATAGTATTTCTGGACTCAATCTTTAGCGACATAACGAAAATTTTGGTGGGTTTTGCGCTTTTTCCGGTTGGTAACACTATAGCATATGCAACATCTCTGTTACCCTCTTCAATTATTGAAAAATCAACTACAACACCAAAAGATCTCTTTTTATCTGGTGGGACGTCCATCATATATGAATCTTCAAGCATTACAAAGCGATTCCAACTAACTAAATCACCAATTTTCAGCTTTTTTAACATAGATTCGCCAAAAATTGACATTTTATCCTTCTTTTTTCTCTTCTTCTGCTGCTTCGTCACCTTCTTCTCTTTTTTCTTCGTCTTTGGCAGCATTTTCTTCGTCTGCTTCTGCTCTAGAAGCATCTTTTTCTTGTTTATCTGCTAGTTCTTTCTGTTCATCTTTATAATCTTCAAATTGTTTTTCAAAATCGGCTACTTTACTTAAAGTGTCGCCCACTTCTTCTGGCTTCATATCGCCCATATTGTCAAGCATATCTGCTAACCCACCTTCTTCAGCTTTTTTGCTATCTTCAAGCCATTTATCGGGATCTAGACCAGAATCTTCTAATGCTTTCATGAATGCGGTAAGCTCTTCTGGCTCTAGATCTTCAAATTGTTGCCTAAATTCTTCTGCTTCTTCTTGAGTTTCTGCATCTGCTGCAAACCTATCGGCCACTTGTTGCACCCATTCCGCTTGCGCCTTATCTTTTTCAGAAGTGGCTTTATTCCATGCATCCAAAGCTTTTGCATCTTCTTCTGCTGATTTTTGATAAGCTTCTCCTTGTTCAACAGCAGCTTCTCCTTGAGCAGCGACAGAATTTGCCAAATCGCCAAAGCCACTAGCAACATCTTCTTGATTTTTGAAAAAGTTTGCAAGTGCCGCTTGTATAGCCTTTGCAATATCTGCTTGAGCGCTCTCCGATTCGGCTTGTTTTCCAGTGCTATCGCTAATTTCAGCAGCAACATCTCCAAGTTCTCCGAATTTCTTGGTAGTTTCTTCAGCGGCTTGAGCAGCCTCTTGATTAGTTTGCTCCATTTCTTTGAACTGATCTTCTATATCATCGCCCGGGCCAGTATCTTCTAATGTGTCTTTGATTGTATTTACCGCATCTTCTGATTCCTCTGCTGCTTTCTGTTGCGCGGCGGCTCCTTTTTGAAATTCGCCTGCACCTTTCTTTCTGGCATCAACCACTTTGCCCATTTGATCCCTAGCTGCCTTGGCTTTGTCTTCTCCTGCCTTTTCTGGTATTTCTTCGACATCAGCTTCGGTTAAAAATCCTCTCCAACCTTCCATTATTAATTTCATTTTCATTTGATTTGTTCTCCAGTTTTCGCACTAACGTAAATCATGGCATCTCTTTTAAATTTTGAGTTAATTATAGTATGTTGGATGTCATTAATTGTCTCCGGACTAGGATTTGGTGAATCTATATCTGGCCAATTGTGTGTATTCAAGAATTTAATCAAATCTTCAACATCTTTTTGTTTTTTTGCTTTATAATAATCTGTCCTGATGGGCATATTAGACGGAAGATGTACGAGTTGGTACCATTTTTTGCTTTTTGTGTGACCTTGTAAGAGTCGTATACCCCAAACTCCACTAGACCAACGAATATCGTTACTTTCTTTAAGAAATTTATTCCAATTTTCCATTAATTTTTTCATTTACAATCTCCTATACACTTCTTGTACGGCTTCATTTAAATTATATCCTTCTGTTATTAACTCAACAACCTGTTGAGCAGCATTATAGGCTCAGTTTTCTTCTAAACCTACTTTTTTTATAAACTTTTCTATGAGAATATATTTAAGTTCTTCAACTGCTGTCATTGTTTCTTCCTTTTTTGTTTTATTTCAATAATAATTTTTCTTCTTTTTGTTTTAGGAGTCTTTTTTTCATCTACTTTTTTTAAACAACTATCATATCGCTTTTTTTCTTCTTTAGACCACTCACTTCTTTCTTGTGTTCCCGCTGTTTTACCAATTGAGACAGTACAAATACGATATTTTTTTGATTTTTTAGTGTATTTTTTCTTAGATTTGCTTTTGGCCACTTATATGATCTCCTATATATTTTTAAAGACACATATAAATAGTTTATTTTAGTAGTTATAGGTTATTTCTACTAACGAATTTCCATCTGGTAGTATATCAAAGTATACTCGATTCTCAGAAGGCTCATAGTGCCAGTCATTATACACCATTCCGTTAACAAAAACAAATATAAAATTTTCATCCAAGGGAGCGTATGTTAGATCCCAATATTCATATGGTTCAATTTGAGTTGAAGCATCCTGTACGCCGGCCGTCCAATCTTCAGAACAAATATCAATAACTTGACCACCAAAATAATTTGTAGCGTCAATATATCTTGTTCCATCCCATGTAGCTTGATGTGGACATAGTGTATCCGCTTGTGGAAGATTAACAATTGATGCTAAATATACATTATTTCTGTATGAAGTAACCCAAGAGAGAAATTGATTAACTTGCGAAAAATATACGTTGCTCTGTTCCTGTTCGTCTGAAACAAATACGACTAATAAGGCGGCATCAGGGCGCATCCAAGTCAAAGAATAGTCATTTTCCATTACATAAGCATATAAAGCATCAAATCCAGCTTCAAAAGCGCCCTTTTTTGATGCCAAATACATATTTTCTGCATCTAAAGCAGTGTCGCCGGGCACTAAAGGGAACTGATCTTCATCTTTTGAGAATCTATGGTCTGCTGGGATAATAGCTAGCCGCCAGTCAGCCGATGGCAATGCGGTCATCATAGCGCCGATTCCTTGCATTAATCGCGTTTGGTGGCTATTCATACTACCGGATGGATCAATAACCCAAATAATGTCCACTCCGTCCGTTTGTGAGGGTTGATAGAAGTGATCGACCCAAATATCTTCATAGTCTGGCGCTGTATCTTCAATTACAGTTATATTTTCTTCGATTGTAACTGCCATATCATCGATATCAGGGTAAGAACCCTCTTTTTCAATGATAGTGTGTACTAAAGAAGTATCACTACATGCTATAGCGATAAAGAAAAGAAGAATAAAACGCACATTTTGGCCCTCACAGAATAGTGTCTATAAAATTAAGTATATGTTACTATCACGAAACACTATGAAAGCCAAAATAATGTCGAAAAAAACTTAGTTTTGTAAAAAAATGTCAAAAAGTTTTGCTAATTACATAAAATTTTGAATAAAAAGGGCCATTGCCATTGCAAATTGTACAACTGCGAAAATTGTTATTGCTTTTGTCTTAAAAAGACGCAAATCTTCAACTTCTTTTTTGAGGTCTTTTAATTGAGTTGGAGAACACACTTCGTCAATCCTCTGTTTCCAATCCTTTAATTCGGCAACATTGTCTTTTTGAACGCGCATATCGGCAATTTCAAGTTTCAATCCTTGCAATTCATCGCGAAGCTCTTTAATATTCTTTGAAAGAGTTTCTAATTCTCTTAAAACCATTAGGGAATGCTGTCCCCACCCATCACTATCAGTCATAATAAACCCCCCTTTATTAGCTGTCTTATAACTAGTCACTGAAGTCGGATGAGGAAATATATTTTTGAGCAAATTCTAATCCATCTCTTGCTGCTCTTGTTAAATTATAAGAATTATAATCTTGTATATCAACCCATTTATATTTTTCAACTTCTTCTAATTGTAAAATGATGTCTTTTCCTTTCCATTCGGATACAAAAAAGAAATGTTTTGGTTTTTTATGATTAGTTTCGCCAATTTTAACTGCTTTTTTAACTTTTAATCCGGTTTCCTCAAAGCACTCTCTATAAAGACCTTGTTCTATGCTTTCTCCAAAATGTAAATGTCCGCCGGGTAAGTCATATGCCGTGTCATTTGTTATTTTTAGTAATAATATTTTTCCATATTCATTATAGAATACACCCTTTGATACAATATTAATGTCTTTATTCTTTTTTTCATTAATCATCATTTTTCTCTTTGGGTTATTCTGCATTGATTGTTTTCTAAATCTTTTATTTTTTTATTAAGAAAATGAATCTCTAATTTCATCACGATTGCTAGATATATCATTAAGCAAACACACAACACGTTAACCCAATCAGATATATAAATTTTCATATATCACCATTTATAAATAAATAGTGTAATTATTTGGAGATTACCTCAAATAAACCTTGTTCAAACCATTCTTCATTAATTAGCTTATATGTTTCGTATATATATTTTTCATCGGTAAACCAATAAACATGATATATCATCGACATTTCAGACTCATAAGGATCAACGGTTAGTGGGTAACATAATGTTGACCGAAACCACTCATCATCAAATATATATTGCTCTTGAATATCTTTTAAAGTTTGTATTTTATGTACAATTCCATATGATATTATTGCTGCTTCATTAAACAAACTATTCCATTTTGTCGTAAATTTAATTAAATCTCCAATTTTAGGAGGGTTGTTTATGTCGTATGGCGCCATACAATAAATATAAAAGCCTCCTATAAAGGAGGCTTGTTAAATAAGAATAAAGTAATTTTATTTAATTTTGTTGATTTCTTCTTTAATTAATTTTTTCAAATAAGAAGTGGTAACTTTTGATTCTTGCATCATTTTCATGGCCGGTTCTTCCATAGCTGGCTCCATAGCAGCAGGTTTTGCCATATCCATTACATCTTGTCCTAGTTTCATTCCGATCTGTAGCATTTGGTCTATATTCAACAAATACCCCTCACCAGATACACTCTGTACGTTCATTTGAAATTCACGCCCCGGAACGGCATAATACCAGCTACCGGGCTTTTGCATTGAAGCTTCACTTCGATTAATAGAATCAATACCTGTAACAACTGGATATGGTTCTCTAGTTTTATAAGCTAGTGCCGATTCTTTGTTATACAAGCGATATCTACCCATCGGTTTATCGCCTCTTTTAATTGCTCTAACGGTAACTAAATCTCCCTCTTTAATCCCTGTTCCCGGAATAGTTGCCGCAGAAACACCAGTCACTACAGGCTGCTTGCGATAATCGCCATCACCCTTAAAATCTTTTAATTTCAATACTTCGTTAATAAGTGACTTTGGGTTAATATTTTCCATTTCTTCTTTAATTAGTTTTTTCAAATAAGATGTTGTAATATTCATTTTTTATCCTCTCTAATATTTTTTAAAAATTTTTGCATTGATTTGACATCGCCACCTAGTGGGGGATGAATAAATGGAAAAATTGCATGAATTAGTTGGGCATATGCAGCAATTTGCATTTTAGCTGACAATAATAATGCACACTTCATGTGTCCAAAATAAGATTCATTAATTTCTTTCAAATGTTTAGTTAAAAATTTCATTTTCATATTTTAAATAGTTATTCATCTCTTGATATTTCTTTTAATTTCCATCCAATAGCAAGAATTCTTTTTGTCTTCCCAGTTAATGCAACAGAATAGAAATTATTATCATAACCATGTTTAAAATCCCATGACCCTAAAATATTATCCATACTAACTGCATTAAGAACAATGCCAGATTTTTCCAGTTCCCTTATTATATCATCAGTCACGCCTATATCAAGCTTTTTCATAACAATACCAATATCTTTATCGTGCCTAACTAAAGTACCTACTGGTAATTCCCCATGCGAATAAATAATATCATCCGGATCTGACCAATTTAAATCAGGTAATGGCTCTCCAGTGTTAAACATTGGCGGCCAAGTCGAACTACAGTTAATGCCATATGCATAATCTTCATCAGTGTAGCCATATACTTTATCATAATCCTCATCAGTATATGTTTTATATGCTTCTTCTAATTCTCTTATAGCTAGCTCTGATTTTGCCTTTATCTTTTTGTCTTTCTTATCAGACATTAACTGGCTAATCCTTTTTCCCGGTCACGGGCAGCTTTCATTTGAGCGAGTTTTCGCTGAAGTCCATCATCGGCAACTTGCTTTTCATCTCCAGCGGGAGGGAAAGGAACGCCTTTACTAGCCATTATACTTTCTATTTTGGCCATAAGTTCATCTGATGATGGCTCTCTACCAGCTTCACTCTTTGCTTTAATATAATCCCAAAGCATTTTAAGTCCAAACGCCCCACCAGCAACTGCACCCATGGCCATTACTGGGTCATCTATCATTTCGTTCATTGGTTGCTTTTCAAGAGAGATCATCGCATCAGCATCATGATCCATATTAAGTTCCTCTTCTAAATAATGATATACCATTGAAATATAATCAGAAGCTTTGGTAATCTTTGCTTGAACCCATGAAGGTAAATTAGCTTCTGGCATGTTTTCCATTCTAGAGGCTAGTGATTGTGAGTATTTAGCGGCTTTGTTTAATTGTTTGTATGCCATTCGAATTTCATGATCTGATCCACCTGTGATAGTGGTGTTCTCCCCGGTATGCAAGTGAGAATCGCTAGTACCTTGGCTATCTGCCATAACAGCAGCACATTCTTCTTGTATAATTTGTCTAAGTCTTTTTTTAGTAATATTCATTTTTATTATTCCTTATTTGTTCGGGTTCCTTTCTGGTGCAATTTTATAAAGCAAGTCTTCCACAGCGTTGGGTTCGTTGCGATCAATCTTGTATGCCTTTATAAGTAAGTCCAAGAAATCATTTTCTGAAAAATTTTTATAGAATATAGGCTTGATATTGACTAGCTGCCCATCATCATCCCAATATTTTATATCATCGGGTTTAACCCCGGGGTGTTCTTCTCCTAAATATAAGCCAATCCATGCCAAAGCTATTTCTGTTTTGCCTCTAGGGGTTTGAACCCTCCAAAGACCTAATTTTTCTCTTTTTTCATATGGTTCAGCCCCGGTCGGCTTAAGACCCAAACTTAATTGCATTTCTTTGATGACCATTTCTTTTAGCATTTTATATGTTAAGGTGTTTGACATATTTGATTATCTCGTAGCTTTAAGAGCATCGATTATAGCTTCTTTAGATTGATTAGGATCGATGTTGAAATGTTCTAGTGTTTTTAAGTATCCTTTTGATTTCATAAATGTGTCGATATCCGCGCCGGGGTTTTGAAGTTTAGCTTGTATATGCATGCCCATGGTATCCCAGTTTATAGAATCTCCGGAAACTCCGGAACCTGCCTGATCCAACATTTCTTGAGCTTCTCTTGCATCCAATTTATCGATATATTCTTTCCCACCTTTAACTAAATCAAGCATATCTTCGGCGGCAATAGTTAATCGCTGGCTATCACCGGAATTTAAAAACTCTTTAGCTTTCAGCGCGTTTGGATCTTCAGATATAGCATTCGCAACTTCAGATAAATTAAGTTCACCTTTTAGATCTATAGTTTTCTTAAGCGCTTCAAGTGCAGCATCGTATCTTTCTGAACCAATACTCCTTGATAGAACTTCTGCTTTATCTGGGTCGGTCATAAGTTCATATATTCTTTTCATCTCTTCATTGGAAGCAATCATATCTGTCACGCCCTCGGCTGCATCCGCCGGATTCCAATTATTTACAATCAGATCAGCAGCCTGCGCATCACTTGAAAGCAACACTGAAGCGGCCATTAGAGTGACAGTTGCAGCAACCATGTTTAATGTTTTATTGATTTTTGGATATTTTTTCGCAAATTTTGCTTTCATTTTAAAAAGCTTTTGCACACCCCCAACGAGTTTTCCGATCATTCCGCCTTTAAGAGCTTTTCTGCCCATGGCCATGGCTTTTTGACCTAGCATATATAATTGACGACCTAATTCTCCAACCGGATCTTTTGCAAATTCTTTTACAGTAGCGGCTGCTCCCTTAAGAAAGCTAACTAAGCCTTCTTTAAGAATTTTGTTGCGTTCGCCCCAAACACAATGAACAGACTTTTCCCATCGTCTATAAAGTTGATTCCATTCTTTAATTGTTTCAACTTTGTTGATCTCTTCCAAAAGCGAGGTTGAACCAACAACTTTTTTTCCTTCAAAAATGAGTAATTGAGAATCTCGCTTAAAGGTTTGGTGTTCTGTGGGGTTTCCCCTTGCAAACCGGCGAAAATTTTCCATTATTGTTTGCAAATCTTTATTTGCATGGCTTACATATTTCTTCGTTCTCATAGATAAAATCCCCTTTTGTTACATTAAATAGTTTATTTGACGCTTTAAAGATCTAGATACAGCACTAAAAACAAAAAAACAAAAGTCAATATCATAAAGAGAGCTTCCATTTTGTCAAAACCGTCACATTCACATTTTTCTTTATTCTTTTTTGCCATATTTATCTTTAACCTTTTGTGTTAATGGGATAGCCTCTCCATCTCCATCAATTCTGACAAAGACCATATTGATTGTGCATACTGCCTTTTGAGTACCGTTGTAAACAGAATGCCTTCTGGCCTCTAAGCGTATAGTCATACTTGTATTTCCGACCCTAAGCACCTCGCCGTATATCTTGATTATCTGCCCGGGCCGGACCGGTTTTTCAAAGGTTACGGCCGATATATGTTTTGTAACCATTCTGGGCGTATCGCAACACTGAGCAGCAAACGCTGCGCCTGCCTCATCGAGCCAAGCAAGCATTCGCCCACCAAAAAGATTGCCATGGTAGCCCACTTGGCTACTCTTGCAAAAGTAAGTCGTTATCAAATCCATTTTTCAATCCTTGTTTTCGTCGCCAAAATTTTCCGTTTTTTAACCTTGGTAGAACGGGTTATCATAAACTTCGTCTTCAATAGTATCCATAAGTTTATTGAAAGCTATTAGAATCTTTCTATTGCCTTTATAAGTCTTGCCCAAATGTTTGCCTATAATATCATCAATGCCCTTTCGAATTGCCGGAACTTTCTCTCCAATCGCAGCGACACCACCACTATGTTCGGCATCTTCTTGATCTTGGTATATAGAGCCTTTATATTCATAGTCATCGGCATCACTATCACTATCAGCATCAGGTTGGTGTGCCCAATCCCATGCGGATCCTCCCTCTTTAAGTTGACCTTCAAAAAAGCTACCACCACCAAGTGCAGCTTGGGACATTAGGCCCTTCTTATAATTATCCAAGAATTCTTTAACAATAGCCATAACAGTTTTAGATGGGTTGTCTAGTTGATGGGTTTTTATGAATTTTGCTATGGCATCCCGCAGCGCGTTTGCTTCCTTATCGGCGCTCAATATGGTGTTCTGTTCCATCAATGATTCTATCTCTTCTTTAATAATTTGCTCAAGTTGTGTTTTCGAAATTTTCATTATTTGTCTCCTTTCATTCGCAGCATACGATCTTCCGCGTATTTTTCGCGCATTGCAGTTAGCCCGGAATCGATTTTATCCAAAGCCCTTTCTAGAAGTTTTTCTTGAGTCTCTAGTTTCTCGGCTATCTTGTCTTGATGGTACCGCAAAGCTGCGTCTGCGCGCTTTTCGTCTTCTTTCATATCTTTGCGCATCTGCCAATTCATCCAAAGCAGGGATGCGGTCCAAAGCCCTAACGGGCCATATTGTGCCAATGCTTGTAAAATTGAATCCATTCATATAACCCTCTTATTATTTAAAAGTTCCCACCAGTTAAAGCAGTGTCTCCACCGACTTTCGAAGTAACATCATCTAGTCCATCAGCTACAATATTAACTCCACCGACTATAGGACCAATCCAACCAAGCCATGCTTTCCAATCAGTTAAAGTTTGGCTAATCTTACTAACCAGATCAACACCAAAAAAATTATTTAAAAAATCTAAGAGTTTTTTGCCATGCTGTTCAGCTAAAGCTTTAGCACCACTTTTTTTCGAAATTTCTATTAGCTCTTCGGCTAGCCCGCCAATTTTCTTATAAACAAATTTTAAGATCACCAACGTTGACACAATAATCATAGCACCCTTCCAGCCAAGAGAGTTGTTCGCTTTTTCTATAAGTGAATTAAAAACATCTAGCGCCTTGCTTATACCTTTCTTAATAAGCTCAGGTATTTTGTCAACTTGAAGTAAATTGGTAAGCACTCGTCTAAATACTTTAGCAATTTTATTCATATTTCTTCTAGCAATATGAATAAAGCTTTTTAAAGCTTTAGGGTTCTTATAAATCCTATATAGAGTCTTTGTTAGGCGCTTTACTTTACCAGCCGTATCTTTGGCTGCCTGCCATAGGCTTCCAAGAAACCCTTCGAAAAGCATATGCTCGGTTAATATCTGTTCCCGTATACTTTCTGAAATAATCGGGGTTTTAGATTCATCGAGTTGTAGCTTAATTCCTAGGGTATTGGTGATATACGAATAGTCTTCAAGGATGGACTCTTCCGACCTTGAGAATCCCCGCCAGTTCTCCATTATAAGCTGCATATTGTTCATTTACTTAGCTGCCTTAAGGTCTTTAATAAGCATATCTAGCTTTCTAAGCATAAGCTCTAATTCGCTGGGCTTCATATCTTCGGCATCGGCCTTAAGGTTGCGCACAATGTTGTCGACGTCGCCTGTATTGCCCTTACCTGACGGGATGTCTAGGTTTTCTTTAAGTATACCATTTAGAGTAGCCAATCTTTCTAAAATTGCGAACCGCATTTCGGCTTCATTGAGTTCTTCTCTAATGATCTGCATTAATCTTTTTTTGCTTATCTTCATTTGTTTTTCCGCCGCGCCCTGATCGTTTTGGTTTTTCTAGAGCGATTTTTTTTCTTTGATTCTTTCATAACATTATAGACGCCTTTCCTAGCGCTCTGGCTCGGATCCTCATGCGCAGAAGGTGATTGGGCTGCTTTTATTAGAACATCGTGCATTATATCATATGCTTGCTCATATTTTGCTGCTGCCTCTGGTGTTTGTCCATCTGTCGCCATTTCAAGCCACTCTTTTCCTGCGGCTGTCATTGCATTAATAAGGTCATTTACAATATCGATATGATCTGGTAGTCCATCTTCGGCGGATCCATCAAATTCATAACCACCTACTTCAACCTCCGATAGATTGGTCAATTCCTCTCGGATAATTCGCTGAAGTTGTTTTGTTGTAAGTTTCATTACATATTCTCCTTTTTATATATTATGCTTATAAGTAGTTTGCTTATAAGCAATAAGTTTGTTAAGTTTCGATATCTACAATTATGATTTTTCCTGACGCAGCTAAGAATCTCACATCTCCGTCGACGGCGTACTCGATAAATGAATCTAAATACTTTGTTATAACTTTTGACTCCGCGAATGATATATCTTTTATTTTATACCCATTTTTGAAATATGCAATAACTTCATCTTCGCCTTGCCCTTTATCAATATCAAATACTCTTGTTGTTCCGGCTTTGCATCTCAAAATGGCTGGTGTACCGGCGAACCCTTCTCCCATTCTGGTCGCGAAATTTCGGGCTTCACCTATGCTTGGTGTAAAAGAGTGAAATTTTTTGTTATATTTGTCGATAAATGAGTCTAAATTTTCCGAAGCTTTAATCTTTTCTATGACTTCTGTCAATTGCTCTTTGATGTCCGTCCATGGGTTGTCTTTGCCTTTTGCGCTTTCGGTTATATTTTTCCGCTTTTCTCTTACTTTTCTTTTCATCCGATCGCGAAAAGATGTGCGCATGTCGCGACT